ATTCTACTGCCTGATGAATTTGGCGAAAGTTCAGGTGAGATTATCGTGACAACTGCTCTGGGAAGTGTGGTTTTAAATAAACCATATCAGGCTACAACTGTGTATAACTTGGAATCAGTGCCATCAAATCCAGTAATACTAGATCTTACTTTAGATCAAATAGATAACTATTTAATTGTTTCTCCACCAGAAGAAAAACAACTAGAGACAAATGAATCAAGCGCAACTGCATCATCATCTATATTGGACACAGATTTCCTCGAATTTGACGATTTAGATGCTGATGTCTTAGATGCAGAATCAGAGCTAGAATACACAGAGCTTGATATAGATTACCTCGCAACTAATTTTTTGGAAGATTTGCTTGATGTAATACAAGAGGTAGATGAATTAAGCAAAGCATCAGGAGCATTGGCAAAACAAGGCTTGGAAGGAACAAGTATTGGTTATGATTCAGACACACAGATATCCAGTTTTGTGACAGACTCAGAAGTGAAATTAATACGCGAAGTGGAAGGTAAATTACAAATACAGGTTTCCAAGGACAGCAGTACAGCAATTAGGATAGATCAAGAAGGAAAAGTAAATCAAGTCAGAGTTAATGGTGGTACTCAATCTTATATAAATATCAAGCAAGGCAGTTAATGTTGTTAAAATTTATACAAATATGCTAAAGTCCCCATAACATTAATTAACTAGGCAAAAAGATGAGCAAAATATTGATAGGTGTTATTCTTGTTATGTCGTTTGGTGGTTATTTGTTATGGAATCAAAACGCAGAATTAAAAGCTCTTAACTATGCGTTTGAGGTCAGAGATAAAGAGCAACAAGAAACCATAACTAAATTACAAGCGGATTTTAGTACACAAACAGAAGGTCTGTTAGAGATACAAGCAAAGAGCAACGAGATACAAAAAGAGATGAATAATTATCTCGATGTTTTTAGAAGACATAGTTTGACTAAATTGGCATCAGCAAAGCCAAATCTTATTGAAACAAGAGCCAACAAAGGAACAAAGAATGTATTTAAAAGCATTGAAGAAGATTCTAGGATTCTGGATAGTATTGACGATGGTTTGCAGTTGCAGTCTGTATCAAAGACTGATCCCTGATCCAAAGCCACCTGAAGTACAAATAATAACAAAACCAGTAGAGAAAACTATTGTACAGCCTATTATGCCTAGAGAAATTGATCTCAAGGAACCTTATTGGTTTGTTGTAAGTAAATCTAATATTGATGAATTTATAGCCAGAGTTGAAAAAGAGCAAGGGCAATTGGTATTTTTCGCAATGAGTGTGCCTGATTACGAGCTTATGGCTTATAACATGCAAGAATTAAAAAGATACATCAACGAAATGCAAGAAATAATTGTTTATTATAGAAAAGTGACTAAAGGAGAAAACGATGAAGATTAGTCAAGAAGGTATTGAGTTAATCAAGAAGTTCGAAGGTTGCAAGCTCGAAACATATCGGTGTAGCGCAGATGTTCCTACAATCGGTTATGGGCATACCAGAGATGTTGCTGAAGATATGCATATTACACAGGAAATAGCTGAAAAAATGCTTGTAGAAGATTTGGTAGAATTTGAAAACTATGTGAATGATTTAGTCACAGTAGAACTTACATCAGGTCAATTTTCTGCATTGGTAGCTTTTACTTTCAATTTAGGACCGAACAATCTTAGGAGCAGTACGCTCCTCAAGTTGCTTAACCTAGAAAAATACAATGAAATACCAGCACAATTTAAGCGTTGGAATAAAGCTGGTGGCAAAGTTTTGGATGGGTTGATTAGAAGGCGCGAAGCTGAATCTTTGTTATTCGAAGGAAAAGAGTGGCATGAAGTTTAAGATATCAATTATACTACCTCTAGGCAGTTCTCCATTACTGCTCAGGAGATGGTAGTACCATATTGTCACTATCTAGCTACCATCTCCGAATTCCTATATGAAAGAACTTTCCTTAAAAGATTTCGATATACTTTCTCAATCAGAAAAAGATGAAGCAATATCTTTACTCAATAGATATGAACAACTAGATAATCAAAAATCTTGTCACAAAGATTTTTTATCCTTTGTTAAATATATGTGGGGTGATACTTTCATTATGGGAAGGCATCACAAAATAATTGCAGATAAATTTAATCGTATAGCTACAGGTAAATTGAAAAGATTAATTGTTTGCTTGCCACCACGACATTCTAAATCAGAGTTTGCCAGCACTTATTTACCAGCTTGGATGATGGGATTGAATGGAGCATTAAAAATTATTCAGTGTACGCACACAGCAGAATTAGCTGTTAGATTCGGAAGAAAGGTTAGGAATCTTATAGATAGTGATGATTTCAAAACAATTTTTCCTAATTTAAGATTACAAGCTGACAACAAATCAGCTGGTAGATGGACTACAAACCAAGAAGGCGAATCATTCTACGCTGGTGTAGGTGGTGCAATTACAGGTCGTGGTGCAGATCTATTAATTATTGATGATCCACATTCAGAGCAAGATGCGTTGAGTCCAAAAGCAATGGATAGTGCCTATGAGTGGTACACATCAGGTCCTCGTCAGCGATTACAACCCGGTGGAACAATAATTATAGTAATGACACGCTGGTCTACCAAAGATCTTGTAGGCAGATTGCTAAAAAAACAAGGTGATGAGCATGCAGATAAATGGGAAGTAGTAGAGTTTCCAGCAATTATGCCAAAAAGTGATAAGCCATTATGGGGTGAGTTTTGGAAAAAAGAAGAATTATTAAGTGTAAAAGCAGCTCTACCTGTCGCCAAATGGAACGCACAATGGATGCAAAATCCAACAGCAGAAGAGGGATCCATCATAAAAAGAGAATGGTGGCGAGAGTGGCATGAAGACACTGCACCAGCTTATGAGTATGTAATACAAAGTTACGATACAGCGTTTAGTAAAAAAGAAAGTGCTGATTATTCAGCAATCACTACATGGGCGATTTTTGAGCATGAGGATGATGGACAGCCTAATATAATTCTTTTAGATGCTAAGAGAGTCAGAGTTGATTTTCCTGAGTTGAAAAGGTTAGCATGGGATGAATATAAGTATTGGGAACCAGACTGTATTTTGATAGAAGCAAAAGCAACAGGTACTCCACTGACACAAGAATTAAGAAGAATGGGAATACCTGTTACTGCTTATTCACCATCGAGAGGTCAAGATAAGGTTGCTAGAATGAATAGTGTAGCACCGATATTTGAATCTGGAATGGTCTGGTTGCCAGATGAACCATTTGCAGATGAAGTGCGTGAAGAATGCGCTAGTTTCCCTTATGGAGACTATGATGACTATGTGGATAGTATGACTATGGCACTAATGAGATTTAGGCAAGGTGGCTTTCTTTCATTGAATGAAGATTACAAAGATGAAGTAAAATTGTTAAAAAAGAACAGAACAGTATATTATTAATGTAATGAAGATTTGGCTAACATCATATATTCACGATGGCGAATTACATGCTGGACCAAATATTGTTGCAATAGATAGAAAAAAAGCAAAATTGATTTGCACAATGGCTGGATTAGTTTTAGTTGGTGAATTAGAAATGATAATTGATAGTGAAATGAGTCTCGATGAATTTGAAATTGATCAAGACACAGTAATACATTAGGGAAATATTATGGCAGTTGAAAGAGTTTTAGGTACTGAGAATGATCCAGACATAATCGAAACAGGCTCAGAGATCGAGGTTGTTCCAGATAAGACTAGAGAAGAAGAATTATTAGAAGCTGCTAGTATTGTTGTGTCAGGTGATGATATTTTTACTGAAGAAGAATTGAACGAACAAGCAGAAATGGTAGAAGAAGATTTCTATGCAAATTTAGCTGATAGTTTAGATAGCAGTGATTTACGCAGATTAGCTAGTGAACTTGTAGAGTCAATACAAGGTGATTTCGATTCAAGATCTGAATGGGAGAAAACCTACACTGATGGATTGCAATATCTAGGCATGAAATTTGATGAATCAAGGTCACAGCCATTTGAAGGATCGAGTGGTGTAATTCACCCAATTTTAGCTGAAGCAGTGACACAGTTCCAAGCAACAGCATATAAGGAGCTGCTACCAGCAAAAGGACCTGTTAAGACACAAATTATTGGAAGCAGAACAGCAGAAACAGAAAGCCAAGCAGATCGCGTACAAGAATTTATGAATTATTACATTATGAATGTAATGCAAGAGTATGATCCAGAGTTAGATCAGTTGTTATTTTTCTTACCATTAGCTGGTTCAGCATTTAAGAAAATATACTATGACTTTTCATTAAAGAGAGCTGTTTCAAAATTCATACCACCAGAAGATCTTGTAGTTCCATATGAAGCACCAGATATTTCTACAGCAGAAAGAATTACGCATGTTATCAGTATGTCTAGGAATGAAATTAAAAAACAACAGCTAAGTGGTTTTTATGCTGATGTAGATATACCTGATGGTGATTACGAAGATTCAAATGATGTTCAAGCTGAAATAGACGATGTACAAGGTGTTTCTCCATCTTACACAGAACAAAGAAATAGAACTATATACGAGGTACATACGATTCTCGATCTAGAAGGATATGAAGATCTCGATGAACAAAATGAGCCAACTGGTCTTAAATTGCCATATATTGTAACTATAGATGAGCAAGCGAACAAAATTTTAGCAATTAGAAGAAACTATAATCCAGAAGATCCAGACAAAAATAAAATAAATTACTTTGTACAGTATAAATTCTTACCGGGGTTAGGTTTTTATGGTCTTGGATTATCACACATGATAGGTGGCTTGAGTAAAGCATCGACATCAATATTAAGACAGCTTATAGATGCTGGAACTTTAAGTAATTTGCCAGCTGGATTCAAAGCCAGAGGAATGCGAATTAGAGATGAAGCAGAACCATTACAACCCGGTGAGTTTAGAGATATAGATACTACTGGCGGTTCTTTGCGTGAAAACTTAATACCACTTCCTATAAAAGAACCAAGTAATGTATTGATGCAGTTACTTGGCTTACTTATAGATTCTGGCAAAAGATTTGCTGCGATTGCTGATATGAATGTTGGCGATATGAATCAAGCCATGCCTGTAGGTACTACAGTCGCCTTGTTAGAAAGAGGAACTAAAGTAATGTCTGCAATCCATAAAAGATTACATTACTCGCAAAAATTAGAGTTTACTCTACTAGGTAATGTATTTGCAGACTTTTTACCACCTGTTTACAGTTACGATACTGGAACTGCACCTAGAGAAATAAAAGCTACCGATTTCGATGACAGGATTGATGTGGTTCCAGTATCAGATCCAAACATCTTCAGTCAAAGCCAGCGTATTACTTTGGCACAAGAATTATTGCAAATGGTTCAATCTAATCCAGACATACATGGACCTTTGGGTATGTATGAAGCGTATAAAAGAATGTATGGTGCTTTAGGTATCGATAATGTTGAATCACTACTACAGCCACCACCAGATACGACACCAAGACCAGTTGATGCTGGCTTAGAAAATTCTGGTTTCTTATTAGGAAAACCAGCACAGGCTTTTCCTCAACAAAATCATGAAGCTCATGTACAAGCTCATCAAGGATTGTTTCTAACTAGCGTGGTACAGCAAAACCCACAGATACAATCTTTAATCATTAGTCATGTTATGGAACATTTACAATTTTTATCTACACAGGTTGCACAACAACAAATGCCACCAGAGATGCAAGAAAGAATTGGTCAGTTGCAGATGCAAGCACAGCAAGTACCACCAGAGCAAGCACAACAAATACAACAAGAGTTGCAAATGATGATGGATCAAATGTCCTCACCAATTATGGCTCAATTAACAAATGATTTCTTATCGACTATACAAACAGGTGGAGATGATCCATTGGTTGCTATTAGGCAACAAGAGCTTGCGCTGAAAGATAAAGAAATCGATTTAGATCAAGAAAAGTTTGTAAGCAAGCAACAACAACAGCAACAGTCAGACATGATGGATGCTCAATTATCTCAACAAAGATTAGATGTGCAAAAATCTATTGCTGACGATAAGCTACAACTTGGGTTAGACAGAATGAGACAACAAGCTGAACTTAAAATTTTAGAACTAGAGCAAAGATTTAGGAGAAATTAAATGGCTTCATCAATACAATTAGAGATGCAAAGGCAACTTAAAGAACAAAAAATAATAGATAGAAAGAAAGAACAAGAAGAATGGGCGAAAGCTGAAGCAGAAGCACTTGCTAGTAAAGAAGTATCAGATAGAAGAATAGCAAGGAAAATGAAAATTATTGAATCTGGCGGTGTGGTTCCAAATCCAACACTAAAAAAACAAGCACCACCAGAGCAAGAACCAGTGGTTGAGAAAGTAAAAGTTGAACCACCGAAGAAGAAAGTAGCTAAAAAGAAAGTAGCTAAAAAGAAAGTTGCCAAGAAAAAAGGGCGACCAGCAAAGAAAAAATAGGAGTTTTAAATGGATAGGTTTGATTTAGTTAGTGACATAAGACAAGAAATACAGATACAAATAGACTCAATACAAAATATTTTGATGACAGGTCAAGTTAGAGACATGGAACAGTATAAATTCTTTACAGGACAACTTCATCAGTTGTATAATTTACAAGATTTTATTAAATCTTATAAAAAGATAGAGGATTGAGCAAAATGGGCGAAAAAGTTGAACTTAAATCAGCTTATGTTGATCCAGAAGATGTAGTTTTGGATCCAACAAAGTTAGAAGATAGTGTGATAGCGAGAATGCCACAACCGACAGGATGGAGAATTTTAGTTTTACCATACAAAAAAAGTCGGAAAACAAAAGGTGGTATTGTTCTCACTAGAGAAACAGTGGATAAAGAATCCTTAGCTACTTTAGTAGCTTATGTGGTTAAGAAAGGACCTTTATGCTACAGTGACGAAAAGAAGTATGGCGAGCATTGGTGTCAAGAAAAACAATGGATCTTGATTAGTAGATACGCTGGTGCTAGGTTTAAATTAGAAGATGGTGCTGAAGTTCGTATAGTAAATGATGATGAAATCATAGGAACTATAAAGCACCCTGACGACATCGTGAGTATATAATTATGAGTGAAGAACAAGTAGAGCAAAAAAAAGAAGAAGAAATCGCATTCACTGTTGTAGATGATACAGCAGAGAGTCAGACCACTGCTACAGTAGATTCTGATGATGAGCTTGATAACTATACAAAAAATGTAAGCAAGCGAATCAATAATCTGAATAAGAAAACCAGACAAGCAGAAGAAAGAGCGTTGCAAGCTGAAAGATTATTAGCTCAAAAAGATGCTGAAAATCAAGCCTTGAAAGCGAAAACCAGTGAATTGACAAGTAATGTGCTGGTTGCTGAAGAATCGTCAATACTGGCAAAAGAGCAACAAGCTGACGAATTGTATAAAAAAGCAGTCTCTAGTGGCGATGCCGATTTAATGAGCAAAGCAGATACATTGAAAAGTGATTTGTCTATACAAAAAGAAAAATTAAGAATTGCAAAAACTAGACAAGAACAAGCAGTAGCTCCACAAGCTCAGGTTCAACAACAAGCTCAACAACAAATTCAACAACCAAGACCAATGCCTTCGCAGAATGCACAATCATGGCACGAAAAAAATGATTGGTACAAACCTGTAGCAGATCAAAATGGTGTACTGCAAGGTTTCGAAAATGAAGAATCAGCATACGCTTATCACCAGCACACTGCACTAATGGGTGAGGGTTATACAGAGGATTCTTCAGAATATTGGGATGAGTTGTCAAACAGAGTTAAAAAGATTTTTCCTGATACGGTAAAGTCTGTAACAACAGCCGAAAAAAATGATGCTAAACCCACTGTGCAAAGAGTAGCATCTACTTCAGTAGGAAGTCGGCAAAAAACACAAGCAAAAAAAGGCGGTGTAACATTTACAAAGTCTGAACAGGCTCGCCTACGTGCTCTAAAACCACACAAGATGTCTGAAGATGAGTGGTTTAAGAGAGTTGCTAAAGAGAAACAAAAAATCTCACAACAAAGAGAGGTAGGTTAATATGTCAGGTTTAGAAGATTATGCTCGAACTGATCGTGAATCCGAAGCACACGATAAAGAAGCTCGTAGAAAACCATGGGAGCCAGTAAGAAAGCTCGATACCCCACCACCACCAGAAGGATATGAGTATAGGTGGATTAGACAGTCTTTGCTTGGTACAGAAGATGCAAACAATGTATCTTATCGATTAAGAGAAGGTTGGGAATTCGTACAAGGATCTGAATTACCAGCTGGATGGTCATTACCAACAATGGGCGAAGAAAAAGGGCGATTAGCTGGCGTTGTATATAATGAAGGATTGATACTTGCTAAACTTCCAATCGAAACTAAAGGTGAAAGAAATGCTCATTATGAGCAAAAAACTCATCTCGCAAATCAAGCGTTAGATAACACTATGTTTAATGAAGCGA